AAGCCACCCCTTCACGAGGTTTGCTTTTCTCACGATAGCTAAACCAGCACTCATAGTAGTACATCATCTTAGAAAGCTGCGAGAACCTACCTTGTTTGATACGGGCGGCGTTAAAGATCTTGTCTCTCATCTTAGGGAATTTGACGTCACACAAATACTCAACTGAATCCCGTTGGCGGTGATAAATCTTGTCTGGGTTGTCGAGGAAGCCCGAGAAACGGTCAAACGTCACATCCTCTGGATTACATACATCCGTAATAACATCGCCGTACATGCCGGCTTCGGGGTCAAAGCGCAGTTTAAGGAAACCCCGCTTACGGGCTACCAGGTTCATACCGGCACTGCGGAACTTAATATCAGCATCCTCATTCTTGGAGTGCTGGTAGAGCGCCATTTGCATGTTACGCGCCATCTTCACATATTGGTCATCGTTCTTAGATGGGGTGAGTGATGGCATTGTAAGTTGCCCAGTGGCGTAGCTAAGGATAGCCCGCATAGCGGCAAACAGGCGATTGTCCGAATACTCATCGTCATCGCTAACTTTCAGTAAGCCGTCGCCCTTGTTGCCTTTGCCTTCGAGCAAGTAGCGCACATTGTCGTTGTCGGTATCGCGCAGGCTAAAAGGGGGCTTGTTCCAATAATCTATGTCTGCCTGGAGGCTGTCAATCAGCATCTTGGATAGCTGGTCATCGGGAATCTGGACACCTAGCTCAAAGAAATCCTCGGGGGCGTTAAAGGCTGAGTCAAAGGTCTCTTTGTAGTTGTCTATTGGGGAGTTGTAGCTGCTGTTCATACTATGGCCTGTGGCACATTAAGGCTGAAATAGTACCAGTACTTACAATGGCCACCATTCCGCAAGCGGCCGTGGCACTTGCGGCCTACTGCCATCACTGAGTTGTTAGTAGGGTCAAACACTTCTGTCACCGTCTTATAATGCCCGTTCACTATCTCCACAATTGGGTTGTGGCACTTCGGGCAGTCCCAGGTGGTATGCTCGGGTTCGTCAGTATACTCAAGAACTACGAGTACCATGCGCCTTTGGTCTGTTGTGGTAGTATCCATTGTTGGAATAATAGCACCGATGCTTTATAAGTTGCTAATTTGTACTGGGTAAATCATTCCATGTTGTCCAGGGTATCTTGGACGAGTCCTCCAAGCGTTGTCTCAACACGCCCATCACCAAGCACGGTATCTGTTGCGTTTCCTTTACGTTCTGTAGGTTCGTGTAGCACTCCAGCACCGTTATACGCCATAGTCCGGCTTAGCCCTATCCGTAAGTAAGCATGGGCAAATGGCCAGTCCGACTGTTTGCCATCTTTCTTTAGCCAGACTGAGCGGGTACGGCCGTCCTCTTTCTCTTCGGTAGTCCGGTAAATGTTATTCCAGTGGGTTATGATATCCTCTAGTTTGTAGGCATGTTCACGGAACAAATACTTGCCTTGGGTAATCTCGTCGGCTACAGCATCTAAGACACGGGTGCGGTCTGCGTAAACTACTTGGTCTTTCCAGTTGAGCATCGATAAGTCCTTCGTCTCTTTGAAGTAGCACAGGAACCAGTCGTTATACTTCGCTGCCATTTGTTTCGGCATGGTTGAGTAAGGGTTAGGGTCACACACCACAATGGCGTTCCAGGTCAGCTTTAGCTGTTCTACCTCTTCCCAGCTCTTCACGTAGTCATGGTAGAAGATACCTTGCGGCGTACCGGCCATGACATACATGCCACCTGCATCTTGGTCTACGCCCATCACCACATCCATTTGGGTAATCCGAGACGGTGCATTAGCCCGCAAGATTGTTTCACGAGAAACCACTAAGTCAGATGGTGTGTAGGCTTTCCCAAGTACAAAGCCGTGAAACGTTTGCACATCCATGTCTTCCTCTTGGCCTAAGATACGTTCGGCTGTAACCCAAGGAGCCATCATTTGTGATATCCAGTAACCATGCCTGATGCGTTTTGGGTACTTTGCCACCCACCGGCCGTTACGCCTATCCGCGTTTGTTAGAGATTGCTGGCACTTCCCACATACAAAGTCTCGCTTGGCCTTATCTATATAGTGATGTTTGTCATCCCCAGCTTCAAAATCTATGTACCACTCATGGTTGCACTTGGAGCACTTTATAAACCAATGGAACTGGTTGGAGTCCTGGTAAAGGGCATCTACGCCAAACCCTATTTCGGTGGGGTTAGAGAAACGGCGACGGCGGGGGAACTCAGTGGCTTGCAGGCGGGAGTCAAACATGTTAACGATTTGCATTGAGGGCATGCGGTCGTACTCATCAATGACCAATGTATCAACTGAAACTGAGATAGCTTCCCGCTCACTGAATCCGCCTTTAAAGTAGATAAACCTATTGCCATACTTCTTAATACTCACCGAATCAGTGCCCATCTCTCGGGCAATGATAGGGTTGGACTCTGTTAAAGGGTTTACCTTAGGCACTACGAAATCATTGACCACATTCTTAGTAGGCAGAGCATATAAGATGTTGCGCTGCTCATACTTAAGTTCATGGAAACTGTCTAAGATGGTAAAGACGCTGTAGCCCACCTGAGCGCTCTTCTTGCAAACAATGTCTTCGGACTTATCCGAGTAAATGTCTATGAAGAAGCGGTGGTTGCGAAACTCTATTGGCCGTTGGTTCTCAGTCACCATCCCATTGGTAGTAATCCAAGCAAGGGTTGAGCTTGCCTGTAAGTTTCTTAGCTGTTCAGGTGACACTTCTGCCTCGTATTCTTGTCAAGTTTTCTAAGTGAGGCTTGTTCACAATGTTTTGTCTCGTAAGTAAACTGTAAGGGTCGTAAATATCGACATTCAGTTAGCTAAAATGTGTTATAACTGTACTCTCTCAGCAAGTTTTTGTAGGGCTTCCTTGAACGCTAGGGCATAAAGCGCACTTACTCCACGCCTATGAGCGCCGGGCGATGTAGGTACAAAGACTTCTTGGGACTTACCATGCTTCGTAAGGGTTCCTATCTTCCTTAAAGAGCCATTAGTAGATGGTTGGAATGTGACATCGTAAGATAAGTTAGGCGTCATTGCTAGTAGTCTTTTGCTTCATGAACTCCGAGAAATCATCAGCAAGCTTTGGGTCAAGTGAACCAGCATCAAAGTTTGTATTCTCGTTTGAGTTCTTATTTTCGTAACTATCTTTCCAACCCATATTCTTCATACGGAAGATGTCGAAAGCGTTGCCTCGCCTCATACCAGACTCTTCATAAGCTAGTTCTACTTTACTTTTTGCTGATTTTATTGTGGTAGAAAACTCGTCTTTGTCTTGGTAATCCATAAGCACATTACGAAATGTTCCAAGATGGATTGCAAGACCTACAATTGACCACTTCTCCCGTCCTGTTACTTCGAAGTAATCATCTATCTTAGCCTGTAGCTCTTCGACGCTTTGGAACTTAAGAGGCCTACCGCCGGCGTGTTTCGGTTTGTCTTGCATGGGTAAGCCCTTTCTTCTCTGGTTATTATACCATATAATGATAACCAACTTTAACGTTTGTTAGGCCAATTGGTGAATGAGAATCAGATAACACAAACGGCGGTCGAGATGGCAAAACTCCAAGCCAATGTGCAGCAAGCACAGAACGATACAACTGAGATTAAGGGCGATGTCAAAACCATTAAGGCCACCGTTGAGACGTTAGTGATCAACCAAACTAAAATGGATGGGGTTTTTGTTACCCAAGCCCAATACAAGTCCGATAAGGATGCCCAGAAGAAGAATGATAGTATCCGCAATACGTTAGCCTTTGTCCTTGGGGTTATCTTGACAGGTCTGGTATCGCTCGTAATATACCTGTTAGTCGGGGCGCACTAGTGGGGTTTATCCATACCTTGTTACATGTAACTGGCACTGATAGCCAGACAACGTTTTATTATATGTTCTGGTCAGGAATCGGCACCCAAATTAGCCTGCTAATTGCTGGTATCTCTCTCTACAAACATAAGAACTGCCATGTGCGTGGATGCTGGCGAATTGGTCATATTGACCCTATAAACCACCATCCGGCCTGCCGCATCCACCACTCGCTACGTAGTAAGTTAGGGACGGTATGAACCCCTTGCATGGGGATAGTTATTCATTTTGGAGTGGAATTGGTAATGATATCCCTATCTACCTATTCGGCTTTGTCCCGTTATGGTGGCAGCACCACAAGTGCCACATCAAAGGCTGTTACCGGTTAGGTAAGCACCCATTTAAGGATTATGTCTTATGCGGACACCACCATCCGCGGGTTCCGTCCAGTATCACAGTAGCCCACATAGATAATTTGCGCCCACAGGTTATAATAAACGAAAAGGAGAACTAGTATGGACGTCCAAACATTCATTAACCAAAACGATAACCAGGATATCAAGTCCCCCCATGGCATCAGTGGCCAGTGCGTCAGTGTGCCGAGCGAGTTCGCAGTCAAGAACGGCTGGCCAGAACTATGGGGCGCTGGTGATTTCACCGCCCTAGATATCTGGAAGAACGGCGTATCTGGCTACGAGAAGATCGCAAACGTTACCGGGCCGGATGGCAACGCCCCGGTTGCTGGTGATTTTGTCTTCTTTGGCTACAACCATGTAGCGCTGGTCGTATCGGCTACAACCGACACTATTGTCACCTTTGAGCAGAACGACCCGTTTGGTAGCGCCGCCCATGAGAAGACCTACAGCTACTACGACGTGCTCGGCTGGTTCCACTACGTCGGTGCCGCTAACCAGTCGCCAGTGCTAGA